TTCAAAAAAACTTTCACTAATAGTGACGGGGCGCAAGTCCAAAAGGAGATAACAATGTCTGAAGAGACAACTCAACCCGTTGACTTGGAAGCTTTTGCTAAAAAAGTAGCTGAGGAAACTGCTGCTAAGATAGCCATGAAGCAAGCCGAGACAAAAGCAGCTGAAGAAGCTGTAAAAAAGGAAGCTGAGGAAAAAGCTACTGCAGAAGCAGAGGCCAAGACCCAGCAGGAAACAGAAGTCAAAACAGCTATTGCAACTGGTGTTGAATCAGGTGCAGAGCGTTTGATGGAAGACATTCGCAAGGAATTCGAAGATGAGAAAGCCAATACTGCGGAAGTCATTAACAAATACAAGAAGGACCTTGAAGAGAAGCAAGCTGAAATTGAAGCTATGCAGAAAAGCAAGCGTGACTTCTCTGGACGTGGAAAGAGCGATCTTACTTCGTTTGGTAAAGAGCTTCTTCAAGCAAAAGTTCTTGGTGCAATCACTAGGAAGGGTTATGAAACCAATTTTGCTAAGACCGTATTCGAAAAAGCTGGCGTAGACTTTACATCAACTACTTCTGCTGGTATCGATGTAATCGTTTCTCAGCAGTTTGAAAACGAAATGCGTCAAGACATGAAGATTGCTCCTCTCTTCCGAGAGATTCAAGTAGCATCTGGTGCCACTGTACTGCCTTTGGCTCCCGACTCTGGAGCAGCCACATTCAGCACAGCTGGTGTAGGTGATTCATCTAACCAACTTTCCGATGCAGGCGATAATAACTACACAGTTAGCCAAGTAATTCTGCAAGCTCACAGACTCATCGCTGGTACTTATATCTCCAACGATACTGATGAGCAAATCGTATTGACTGTGTTACCAATTGTTACTTCCGCACTTGCACGTGCTCACGCAGTAGCAATAGATAAGGCCCTTCTTGTTGGTTCTGGTGCTGGTAATATCTCTAAAGGTCTTGCTGGTGATAACGGTGCTGATGATGGAGGCGGGTATGCAGACGCAGTTACAACTGCTGTAAGCGCTGCTGATGGTGCAGGTTCTATTAATGCTGATGGAACTGAAGAAGTGGTTCCTGCTGACCTTCTCCAAATGAGAAAAGAGATGGGCAAGTACGGTATGGATCCTTCTCGAGTAGCATACATTGTTCCTAATGATGTATACTACGAGTTGATTGATGTGTCTGGCTTTACAGATGTAAGTGAAGTTGGAAACGATCTTGCTACCAAGTTAATTGGTCAAGTTGGTTCAGTATTCGGTTCACCCGTAATTGCAACCAATCAGTTGACTAATAACTTAGGCAATTCTGGAACTCCTACTACAACTGCAGCTATTGCTGTAAATATGGATAACTATGTAATTCCTCGTTTACGTGGCGTTAACATAGAGACTGAGTACAGCGTGAAAGATCAGCAAAACGTGATCGTTGCCTCACAATCTCTCGGATTTGCCGAGTTATTTAATGGAGCTGGAAGTGATATTCCTGCGAGAAGGTTACCTTTCTCATAAACCTCTGACTAAGATTACCTCGGTAATCTTTAGAAACTGGGGGAGGTTTTCCTCCCCTAAGTTTTTACTAATTAACTTATGGCTGACTTAATTACATTACAAGACTATAAAACGGCAGAGGGCATTTCGGCTCCAAAAGACGATGCTCGCTTAAATGTTATTATACCTTCTGTTAGTCAATTAGTAAAAACTTATTGTGGAAACAGTATTGTAGATTTTTATTCATCAAATAAAACAGAAACATTTAACATTAACTGGTCTACTCACATAGTTCAGTTAACAGAAAGTCCCGTTAATTCAGTAGTAACTGTGAAAGAAAGAGACTCTTATGGGTCCGCTTACGTAACACTTACTACAGGTGCTCAGGAGTATTTTTTATCTCCTGATACGGACAGTATTTTTCGCACAACTTCTGCAGGTTATAAAAACTGGCCAAGAGGAGTGGCCGCTGTAGAAGTAGTATATACTGCAGGGTACAGCGCAGTACCTGCAGATTTAAAGTTAGCTGTTTTAGACTTAGTTACATACTATTTAAAAGATGAGCATAAACAAAGACAGTCGATAGCTGGAGCAAGCATACAAAATGCCTCTAGCTCATCACAACGAGACAATGTAGCTTTTCCAGACCACATTAAGAGAGTCTTAGACTTGTATAAAACTTACTAATGGCCCAAAAAGAACTAGTCGAAAAAGTATTAGCAGACATAGCAAGAGTAAATGCTGATAAAGGCCCGAGTACTAGAAAGGATTTAACAAGGCAAGAAGGCCAGCTTTTAGTAATAAATGTTGGACAGTTTAAAAAAATAATAAAAGGAATTTTTCCAGATATTTCTGATGGACAAGTTGACTTAATATGGAAAGATTGGAGTGGTTATTTATCAACTCAAGCAGCAAAATTATCAGAGGATAGAAAGCAAGAGCTAAGAGAAGCTATGGCTTCTATACCCTCAAGAGCAGGCACTGTTACTTTTATGATAACAGGGTATGACGCCATACGAAAACAGAAAGCAGGCACAGGATTTTTAGGAAATTTTATAAAAAAACATTATGTAAAAGCTTCAAAAGATGGACTAGACATAATAGGAGGAGCCCCTCAAATAGACAAAGAAAAGAAGGGGGTTCAGTTAGGTCATGAACAAGCAGGAGTTGGAGTAGCAACCTCTGCTGTTGCAGTTATGGGTGCAGAAGCACAACTAAGGTCAGGAGGTTTTGACAAACGCAATAAAGCACTAAAACTTATTTATAATTATTACAACGAAATAGGTGTAAGTATAGAGCATACGCAAGTGGTAGATGCAAAAGGAGGAATTAAAAAGGATTATGTTCCTGTTGTATTTTGGCAAAAAGCTCTTACTAACCAAGAAGCCGCAGCCTTAGAGAAAGCAGCAAAGGAGAAGCTAGAGACAGAATTAAGAAAAAATATGGCAACAATGTCTGGTTCTACTCCGCTAGACGAAGCTGTTAGTAAAGTAATTTTCAATGAAGCTGCTCCTGCAAAGAAGAGAAAAGGCACAAAAGTACAAGGAGCAAAACAAGCTAGGGTAAAAGATTCAAGTAAAGCAAGAGAGACTACCAAAACTCGCCAAAAACGAGAAATTGTAACAAATACTGATACTGGAGTAGATTTTAAATCTATTTCAAAATTAAAAAGAAAAAAGTCAGGACAAGCTTTTAGCCCTTTTTCTTTAGTTGCTATGATAAATAAAAACTTGGGTAGAACTGTACGAAAGAATATGAGACTACCAGGTTTACAGAATACTTCAGGAAGATTTGCAAGTAGTGTAAAGCTAGTTGATGTTAACCAAACAAAAAAAGGGTTTTTAAGTTTTGGGTATACTTATGAAAAAAGTCCTTATCAAGTATTTGAAGTAGGAACAGGTCAAGCACCTTGGTCAACTCCAGAACGGGATCCAAGGAAACTAATAGATAAGTCAATAAGAGAAGTAGCTGCTGAAATGGCATTAGGAAGATTTTACACTAGGAGATTGTAATGGCAAATGAAAGAGCGTATACGTCTCGTAGGGCGGGAATAACAACAGCTCTTGCCGAAGCATTAAGTAAAATTGATGGAAGAGGATTATACAAACAATCTGTCGCAGAGACAAGCCCTAGATTAAAGTTCTGGGACGAAGTAGAAGAGTTTCCTGCAATACATTTAAACGCAGGTTCTGAAACAAGACAGTACCAAACAGGCGGGTATAAGGATAGATTTTTAAATGTAACAGTTCGCTGTTATGTAAACCAAGAAGATTCAGTAGCCGCACTAGATGAGTTACTCGAAGATGTAGAAACTGTGTTAGAAGAAAACAGCCAGTTGTTGTATCATGATAGGAACGGGCTAGAGCAGCATACACATCAAATTACTATTATCAGTATTGATACTGATGAAGGTGTTCTCGACCCTCTTGGAGTAGGAGAAATACTCATAGAGGTTCGTTACTAGGAAAATTCTGGCACGAACAGACGTTCACGACCCAGTCTTTTCAAGTTCATAGGGAGATAAACTATGGCACAACAATTATATTTCAGCCGTGATACCCGTATGTTTCTTCAGTTTCGAAATACAACTGATAACACGGAGTTGGCCGCTGATTTAGGAAAAGGCGCTTTGTGGGAGATTCCTGTTCTTGACGGATACAGTTTCTCACAGACAACAAATACGTCAGAGATAACTCTGGCAGAAATGGAAAGTAGTGCTGGTATAAGTAGACGAGGTCGTCGTATGTTTACAGACTCCTTGGCTCCTGCCGAATGGTCTTTTAGTACCTACATTCGTCCTTTCAAGTCTCTTGCGGGTTCAGTCGCTTCAGGGGTAAAAGCAGCAGACGCAGCAAACGAAACTCATGCAATCGAAGAGGCGCTTTGGGCTTCCATGTTCGGAGCAGATAAGTATAATAACAATAAGTTTGTAAGAAACGTACAACCTGTATCTGGTAGTGAGACAGATGTTATTGCTCCTGGAGCAGATAGTAGTGTTATTACTATTCAAGAATCTAACCGATCTGCACTGCACTCATTTGTACTATACTTTATGATTGAAACTGATACTACAAATCCTCTGTTATATCGTATGCCTGAGGCTATAGTAAACGAGGTTACTGTTGATTTTGATGTTGACGGAATTGCTACTCTTAACTGGAGCGGCTTCGCAAAAGAAATTCAGGATCGAACAGCAAATGTTAAAGTAAGTGCTGGTACTACTGTAGCAGTTGCAAATGCACATGGAACAGGATCTAATTTAGCATTGGGCGATCTCATTGTTGATACAAATAATAGTAGAGCAGTTCATATTGCGACTAACGTAGGTTCAACAAACGCAACAATTTTACAAGCAATTGATGAGTCTACCACAAGTACACAGAACTTTATTCGTAATCGATTAACGTCTGTAGCTATTGAAGCTGCTGACCAGAGTGATAAAGTGGCGGGAACATTCCCCGGGCAAAGTGTAACTGTTACAGCTATTACGGAAGCTAACCC